GGTGATTGAGGGGGATTATCATGCCTGCGTCAATGTGGCCGATGATCCGCGCAAGGGCTTTCGGTTCTCTACCGCCGGCGCCTCGCTCGTCAGGCATGCCTCTCATGTAATCCATTCCCATGTAGCAGGCGACGATTGGCCGAGCCGTCTTGATATGCAACGGCAGATTGACACGGGCATCCCGTGGGGGATTGTGTTGACGGATGGGAACAGGGTGAATGAGCCCTTCTTTTGGGGGGATTCGCTTCCGATCCCTCCGCTCTTAAAGCGGGAATTCCGGCATGGCGTGGCCGATTGCTATGCTCTGGTGCGGGACTTCTATCGGCTTCATCGTCATATAACCTTGCCGGTTTATCCGAGGGACCAAGAGTGGTGGGCATCCGGGGAGAATATGATTGATGATCTTTTTGAGGATGCAGGGTTCTTAGAGATCGAATTCAATCAGCTTGATTGGGGGGACGTTATTGTGGGGAAGGTGCTTGGACCAGTCCCAAACCATTGCGCCATTTACCAGGGCAACGGGCTGATCCTGCACCATCTGAGCAATCGCCTTTCCCGTCATGATCCCATTGGTCCTTGGCTCAAATATGCAACGAGATTTGTGAGGTATCATGGTTAGGAACATTTTTCTTTACGGAAACTTAGGTCAAGAATTTGGCGAATTTCACCAACTTGATGTGCATTCGGTGGCCGAGGCATGCCGGGCTCTTGGTCATCAATGCAAAGGGTTTCTGTCGAGAGTGAAGGACGGTACTTTTGAACTCATCGACGGGCCGCTTGATAGTGGGAAGCCGGTAGCTACCAATGAGCTTGACGCTTCACTGAGTGGACGCGAACTCCATATTGTTCCGATCATCGAAGGGTCGGGCGGTGGGGGTGGCAAGGGTATCGTCCAGGCCGTGGTGGGTGTAGCAATTGTCTCGGCTGCGGTAGCAATCCCTGCGCTCTCCCCCACGCTCACCATGGGTTCCGCTCTGTTCGGTAGTTTCACCTTCACGAACCTCGCCGTTATGGGCGGTATTCTGGCAGTCGGAGGGATCTCCCNNAACAAACTATGCAACAGTGGACGATTCGGACGCTTCAGCGTCTTCATTTCTCTTCAACGGGGCACCTCAGCGATATGAACAAGGTGGAGCATTGCCGATCATTGTTGGCCGGCACATGGCCGGGCCTATCACGGTATCCGGGAGCATCGTTTCGAATCAGATTGTTGTCAGCGGGGATGGATCATCGGATTCCGAGGACAACCAATGGGAAGACCCTCCATGGAATTCGACACGCTACAACATCGACACGTATTCCTGGAGGGCAATAATCAATCCTTCAGGAACCATTTCTGTACCGGCTGGAGCGGACATCCTTTTTAAATGGTATCCGGCCGACGAAGGCACGACGCTCCAGGACGTCAAAATCGATGATGTGACCCTGCCAACTCCATTCCCAACCGAATATCTATTCGAGAACGTTTCGGCACCTCATACCGTGCGCGTGACATACTACTAGCGGAGACCTAATGGAAATCTACGGAAGCGGCGGTGGAAGCGGGAAAGCAGGAAAGAGCAGTTCTGGCAGCAGTGCGGTAGCTACCGAGGCGAAAGATACCCTTCGGTCGAGTGCGGTGGCGCGTGTCATTGACATTTACGGCATGGGTCCAGTCAAAGGTTTGGTCAACGGTGCTCAATCCATCTATCTCAACCGAACGCCGCTTATGGGCATTGATCTTGCCTATAATTTTGAGGGTGTGACTTGGTATGTCAGAAACGGTGAATTCTGGCAGGACCACATGCCCGGATTCGAGGCCACTGAATCGATCACCTCAGTCAACGCCGAGGTGACGGCAGCCTCTCCGGTCCTGTTCACTGTTTCCAACGATGACGTTGACCATGTATCTGTTAAAATCTACCTGCCTGCGCTTTATGAGGTCGTTCCGTCGGACGGCTCAATCATCCGAACGCGTCTTGATTTGGAGATATGGGTTCGGCCCAATGGCGGTGCATGGCATCTTGTCCACAGTCCGTCCTTCTACGATAAGACGAACTCTCCCTATGAGCGCGATTACAAGATCAACTCCATCCATCAGTATGGCGTTTCCCCGTGGGATATTAAGATCGTCCGACTGACATCTGACTACACGGATGAAAGCCGGTATCAAACGCATTCCTTTGTCAGTAGCTACGTGACCTACATCGATGGCAAGTTCTCAATGCCGGAAACGTGTGCCATAGGTCTCGAAATAGCAGCGCAGCAATTCGGAAACACCATTCCCGAACGCATGGCGCTTTGGGACGGGTACAACGCCGTCCATATCCCGAGCAATTACGATCCATACACTAGAACCTACTCCGGGGCATGGAACGGGACATTTACCACCGGATGGACCAACAACCCCGCATGGTGGCTGTACGAGCTTTCGACCAACAGCGACATGAATCCGAGGGCGTGTGATCCATCCCGCGTCGACAAGTGGGAACTCTACGAAATCGCAAAGTACTGCGATCAGATGATCGACAACGGGGCAGGGGGCACCGAGCCACGGTTCACACTCAATATGGTCATTGGTGCTCAAGAGGACGCCTTCAAACTCATTTCGGCCATAGCATCATCTTGCCACACCATGGTTTATTGGGGGCCTGGGGCCGTTAGCTTCTCGCAGGACCGCCCGGGTGACGTGACGCATATCGCGCACACAGGGAACGTAATTGATGGCCTGTTCACCTATTCCGGAACTGCGCGGTCGGCTCGGCACAGCGTTTCCAGAGTTACATGGAACAACCCATCCGATTTTTACAACACCTCGGTGGCAATTTTTGAAGATCCTGAAATGGTGGGGGAATTCGGGTGGATCGCCAAAGACGAGGTGGCAGTAGGTTGCACGAGTTACGGGCAAGCTATTCGTCAGGCCAAATGGACGGTTGACACCGAAAAGAATCAGTATGATGTTTTGACCTTCAAGGGCGGCTTCTATTGGGCTGACTGCCGGCCAGGTAACATTATAGAGGTGCAAGATCCTTGGTATGCCGGTGTGGCATTTGGTGGGAAAGTCGCCTCGGCAACATCAACCAGCCTTACCTTTGACCGTCCGATTGCATTCACAGGCTCATCGTATTCAATTCAGGTCGTTCTTCCCGATGGCTCTCTCGAAGAAAGAGCGCTCGGGACGCTTTCGGGCACTTATTCATCGGTTACGTTCTCTGCGCTGAGTGCTATTCCGGCACCGAATGCTGACTGGATCATCTCGGCAACGTCGGTCAACCCGCGTCAATTCCGTGTACTGGCAAACACCTACGACAAAAACATTTTTGAGATCACTGCGCTATTTCATGATCCTAACAAATATGCTCGCATCGAGCAGGGCATTTTTATTGATCCTCCGAGTTATACCGATCTCCCGACCGGGGCGCTTCCGGCACCAACAGGACTCGCCGCGAAAGTCTATTCTTACGAGGAAAATAACAACTTCCTTCAGGCCATTCTGTTCTCGTGGACTCCGGTTGATGATATCCGAGTGACATTTTATGAAGTCCAGGTAGACGAAGGCCAGACCGGAACATGGCATGGCGCATGGCCGACTAACAACACCTCGACACCATCCATTGACATTTTCCCCACTAAAACAGCAACGTACAATCTTCGAGTCCGTTCGATGGGAATGGGGACTCCGTCCAAATGGGCAACACTCATCGGGACTGGCGTTGAATACACCGGTCATCCGCCCGACGTGACGAACCTCCGCACCAAAGATGGTGGGGCGACGTTCTCTGGACCTGACTGCACGATCCTTTGGGATACGGTGATAGGTGAGGACTTTTTCCCGCGCTCGCGCTTCGATTATTACGAGATTGAAATCAGGGACACCGGGACTGGTGCCGTAAAGCGCACTGCGCAACGCAAGACTGAGGATTTCGTTTATTCCTGGTCGATGAACGCCGAGGATTTTGGGGGAGCGTCAAGAAATTTCACTGCTGCCGTGGTGGCTGTAGATATATTTGGTAACCGGTCCGAAAATTACGCCACCCTCGCCATATCAAACCCTGCGCCGACGATGGCTGGGTACACGCCGACTACCGATCCAATGTTTACCGGGATGTCGATTTTCTGGAAAACGTTCACAGTAACGGACCCGGACCTCCTGAAATACGAAATCCGCGTCGAATCATCTCCGACGGTAATCACGCCGGCACCTTCAAGCATCGCCACGGTTGCCGGGTACGCCGACGGTGGAGCGGATGGATATTTTTATGCCGTGCCGGTGGATTCGCCCGATGTGGTCTATTATTACTGTCAGGTTATCCCATGGGACGTTTTCGGGGCCGGTATCGCATCGAACGTCACCTATGGCGTTGCCGACCCCAACGACCTTCTGACTATCCTGGAAGGGCAGATCAGCGAAAGCCAACTGACCGCAGATCTTCTCGCTCAGATCGAGAACGCCGGCATCGACGACATGAACATTGTCGCGGCCATGGCAAACGGAAACTGGCCTCCGGATTATGTCGCCGGCACAATCTACACCGTAGGCGATGTATGTGCCTACAACGGGGATGTGTACGTCAAGATCCTCGCCTCCAGCGCCGGTGTTGTGCCGACAAATACCACTTACTGGCGCAAAGCCCATGAACTTGTCCAGACGTTCTACGACCGAAAAAAAGTGGATGATGTTCTCGATGCAGACATAACGGCTGCCG